ACTGTCATCAGGAATATCCGTAATGAGGTGGAGGATTTTGAATACCGTACACGGGTAAGGGCTGAAAAACTGGAAAAGGCAAGGTTGTTACAGCAAGAAGCGGAAGAACTGAAACCGTAAAAAAATGGATTAAACATCAGCGTAACAGATAATAAAAAAATATTTGTTATGCTGTTGCTTATTTTTTATGGTTTGCTTATTTGTCTGAAATACATTACTTTTACCATATGTTAAATGAATAATAATGTAGGACCAGTAGTATGAAACATATAGAGAAAAAAATACAGATAACCATTTTAAAACACAGAGAAGAAGAAATTGATGAGATATTTCAAGAACTGTCAAGAGGTAATTCGGTCTATTTTATGATGACAATGGATATTAATGAGATAGATAAAGTGTTTTTCTCTTATGGTTCACACTTGGAACAATCTATTAATGATGCGGATTTTTACAGAAACTATATTCTTCATTATTCTTCGCAACGAGCCAAAGGTATTGATTTTTTAGAAACAGCAAAGGTAATAGATGCAAAGAGGAAAGACAGAGTTGCTATCTTTACTCTATCAATGCCTATACCGTGGGAAGAAGAAACTATCATTGAAGATGTGGAGAAAGCGGAAACTGAAGCAATGCGCATCATAAGAAGCGCAAAAGGAAAAGCGTATGCCGAGCGAATTAAAATACTGAAACAAACTGAGCAGGATTGTTTTGAAATGCGAGAAAAAGCAATGAAAGAGATAAAGGAAGAAAGAGCTAAATTAAACCGCCTTTCAAATAGGCTCGATATGTATCTTTCTACGATTTCTAAAAGAGATTGCTTGACGAAAGAGGAAGAATTACATAGTATGCTCAAGTTCCTTACACTTTATCAAGATGAAGACGACCTCATTCTATATAAAGATGAGGAGTCGTTCAGAAAGAAAATTCAAGATTTGAAGTGGAGTATAAGATGGCGGCAGAGAGAACATGAAAAGAAAGGGGATTCTACTGAAATGAGAATAAACTGGGAGGACAGGTCGCGTAAACCTGAACACATGAGTTATAAGGAATGGGAACAATGGGGAATTAGATTAGCTGATTATTTCGATGATGTTGCTCAGTTGTATGCCGAACTTCGTCCTAAATTAGGACTTAAAACGTCATTGACTAAAGTGGTAGACTGTTATTTGGGGATAAATGAACTACTAGAAGGATATGGTCTGAAATTGGCTGATGATTATGTAGCCTTATGGGAGGAGTTGGTAAGGACTTGTTCAAGTTTCGATTTGTATAAAAGAAGAAAAAAAGAGCAGGAAAGAGAAGAAAAAGAGATTGAAAGAGAGCGCATAAAAGCAGAAAAAGAATACGCAAAGGCAATACGTCAGGCTGAAAAGGATGAAGTTACTGCACGCCGAAAACTAAAAGAAGCTCAACAGGAACTAGAAAAGCAAAAGGTAAATGAAAAGAAATACAATGAACTGAAAGAACAGATAAGTAAGTTGGAAAGGGCTTTGCAAGAGGCTATCGAAAGAGGCGAGAGAGCTATAAGTATGGCTCAACAGACTAAAAAGGGTTTTGTGTATATTATTAGTAACGTGAATAGTTTCGGAGAAAATGTGTTCAAAATAGGACTTACACGGAGATTGGACCCTACGGAGCGAATAGACGAACTAAGCAATGCTAGTGTTCCATTTCCATTTCAAATACATGCTATTATAGAAAGTGAAGATGCTCCTGCATTAGAGGCAAAACTTCATAGAATATTTTATGAACAAAAGATGAATAAGAATAATTGGAGAAAAGAGTTTTTTAAAATTACTACAGAAGATATAAGGAAGGTATTAAAAGAAGAAGGTATTGAAGCTTCTATTGTTAAGGATTATAGCCTGTTTGATTATGGAATTGACTTTTGAATTGGTTGCCGGTTGTTCCATTTCCGTAAAATAAATATATATGAGGGAGCTGTTGAATTATAGTAACTGATGTGATTTAAAATATATCATCTTTAATGGATTGGTATTAAATATATGGTAATGAATAAGTTTTATATGTCATTAGATGAAGTTGGAAAGAATGAATTTTATATTGCTTGTTTGTATCTTGTAAAAGATATAATTCGAGATGTAGAGAAAAGAGAAGGTTTTAATATGGATAGAAATAATTATCATTTACTCACTGATGATGAGATATTCATATTGGGACTTTATAATATTCTTAACAGTATTGAAAATTGCCTATTCTCAATAGAAAACGCAAGTATTTTTATGAAGCATTTCTTTGGGAAAAATTATTTTGAGAAATATCAAATCAGTAGTGTTGACTATTATCAATATCATTATGATGTTTTCTGTTTTAAAATCTCAACTCTCAAAGATTTGTATTATAAATTGATAAATTATTTATATGGCTTAAAGTTAAAAGGTAAAAATTGTAATTGGCGTGAAATAGAAAAGAAAAAAGATGAGATTAATAACCCTTTTTTGTTTTATCTTATAACGGAAAACTATAATAGACTCTCCATTATTTACAATAGTCGTAACGACTCAGCACATGAAGGGAAAATAGGGCATAAAGCTTTTAACGATATTGCTCCATATGTAATGATTGATATATATGCAAAAAATAAAATTATTGAAAATAATTATGTTATAAAGCGTGGCTCATTTTGGGAATATAAATACAAAAACAGTAGAAAGCAATTTTTAGAAGAGGTTGATATTTGTAAGCATAATGCGTTCTTATTTACGCGTTGTATACTTTGTTCTTTGTCTGATAAATTTGCTCAATCAATAAGTTCTGATATAAAATATAAGTATTCTGAAACATGCGGGAAGATTATTCAAGAGATACAAAAAAACAAATGTAGTATAAATCAAAGGATTTGGACAGAATGGGAATATTGTAGTAATACTGATTCTAATACACAAGAAAAACAATATTAAGTGGTAATCTTCATTCTTTGATTTTATGTTTTATAGTATTTATTTTCTACCTCAACTGTCAGTAATCCGTCAGTATATAAAAGAAAAAGGAGCTAAGTTAACGACTTAACTCCTTGATTTTCACCAGTCGGGGTGACTGGATTTGCGATGGTGCAATTAAGGTAATAATATGTGTTGATATTCAATAAGTTATCTAGGATAAAATCGTAACAAGATTGTATATATAGTCCCGATTTCGTCCCGGAATAAGGCACATAAAAAACAGATTACCAAAATAATGTTAATCTGTTACATTTCAAATTGCTGATTGATTCTCGTATTTTTCAAGCTGTTTTTTCATCAATTCAACAACCTCAGTCTTCAGCTTCAGAATTTCCTGTATCAGTTCGTTTTTCTCTTCCAACAAGGTGTTGTTTTTTTCGCACTCCTGCAGATAAAGATTCATCAGCGTATGAAAATCCATTTTTTCTACACTATTGTCAACAACCATGGGGCCTTCACCGGTAATTAACCACATGAGGTTAATGTCGGGGTAGATGCCGTTTATTTTACGCAAAAGGTCAACGCTGTAATTCTCGCGGATGGTTCGGATATAGTCTCGGCTCATCCCTAGGTCAAGGGATAACTTATTAGCTGATATGCCTTTCAAAACACATATCTGCTTCATTCGTTCTCTGATAGTGCAGGTAGTTAGCTCTTTTTCCATTATATGATATGTTAAAAACCGCATTATGCGTTATTTATTTCGCAAAATATTTTGTATTGCGAAATATAATACGCATTTTTGCAGTGCGGAGATGATAACGCACATTGATTTATTATTAGCGTTGTAAATTTAGTGATTCGTTTTGTCTCCGCAAATGTATAACCTCAAAAATTAAAAATTATGGTATTTAGTGACTACATTAACCAATTGCCAAATCAGAAAAGCGATATGATCGATTACATCGCTGCGAAAACGAAGACATCGCGAGGAACTGTACTCCGCTGGATTAAGGGTGAAGTAATCCCGCCACCTATCAAACAGGACATCATATCTGATATTCTCAAAATTCCTGTATCCGAATTATTCCCTACTCACGAACATGTTGGCTGATGTTGAATTCTACAACTCGCCTGAAGGCGATGTTCTCATAAAACAGGATGGCCAACCTGTTCGTACACTCCAGGAAAAGGACAGAGATGTTGTTTCTGCAATACTGCAGATGATATCAGATCGGTATCCGGAAGCATTAAAGGCACTTGAGTCAATGTACAACAGGTATGGACATAACCGACCACATAAGGAGTTCCTGATGGTAAGACGATTCACCAGGTGCAATTTCGGGGAGTATAACCAATTAGAAATGGATATAGATCATTTTACTAATATCCATTTCGAAGAGGTTTCTTGCCCGTTACGCGGTACCGGTGATTGCCCTTTTGAGCAGATTATCTGTAAACCTAAAATAAGTAGTCGTCTTACCAGCCGGGAACTGAACGTACTCCAGCACATCGCTGTCGGCTATACAACAGCGCAGATAGCTGAATTATTGCATATTTCTGCATTCACGGTGTTAAGACACCGCAATAATATCAAGCATAAATTGAAACTGAACAACACGGCACAGCTTACATCGTATTATAATACGTTGTGCCGATAATATTATTACTATGGAAAGAGAATATTTTGAATACAAATATCCGGATGTAAAGAAAATAAAAGCGGAAACAAACAAAGTTTTATCTAAGAGTGAAGTCCAGGATCTAGTGCTAAAAATGGTAGATTCGTTTAAGACTGGGCTTTTGTATTATTCTTATTACGGGAAGAACCTTGAGGTCTTCACTTCGGACAAGATGAAACTGGCACTTCAGACAATGAAAAAGGGGGGCAAGGTTATCCACCCAGGAACAGGAGAAGAAGGTGAAGTCCTGTCTGACAGTCCGATTATTGTATGTGGCTCATTATGTGTTAAGGTTGCATTCCCGAGTGAAACAGCTTTGTTTGACTGCGACATTTTTGTTCAAGAATGAAAGAACTTACAGCTTTGCAATGGGCAAAAGAGGGTTTTGTACTTAACCCTGAAGCTAAAGGTATCGAAAAATGGACGAATCGTTGTCATACAAAAAAGGCAGTATATTATAATGAAAATGAAGTCCGAGAAGATAAAAATACTGCTCAAGATGTACTAAGAACAAAGAAAAACGAATATAGAGAAGCAGCAAAGGATCGAAAACAACGGTATAATAACGCTATGTCTGTTCGTGATAAGATGAAAACAGAATTTCAATGGCTTCAAGAAGGTAGGATCCCTGATGATAAAGCTGATTGGAAATATGGAGAAACTTTGAATGAAACTTTCAATTTGTGTGCTTATGGTAGTAAATTTTATTACTGCCATATTGATGATACGCATGTACCCAAAAATAGAGACGAACTACAAAAAGCCATTAATAACTACAATAATAAATTAAAAATATGAGCAACTCTACTTACAAAGATTTCAGTAAATATCTTCATGCGGTAGCAGACTTGTATGAACAGTATGGCGATGAGCAACTTGAGCTTGGCAGAGAGTTCAATAGACTTCATGATAAGTTGTGTAATATACATAACGATTGGACACGCGGAGCTGCCCGAATTGAATCACTGAAAGATGTTTTTGTCGTTCAGTGCGAAGAATACGGGCAAGGATGGAGAAATGAATAAAAATATTGAATTTAAAGCGAATAACTATGAAACAGAAAACATCAAAAGAATACATGAGAATACCAGAAGATAATAATAAGATAGTCGAAATTGTAGATAAAAGAATTATCACGAAGGATGGCAAGAGAGATATTTATTACTTGTGCAAAGAAAAAGATTCAGACTTCGATAGATGGTTGACTTCAGAAAAATTATTACCGGTTATTGAGACTTGTACTGTTACACTGAATAACGAATCTAATGGTCAGAGTTTTAAGATGAAGGTAGATTTTAACCACATGAAATATGGAAATTGCTCTGTTACTATTTCCGACGGAAAGCCGGATGGTAACCTGAAAAAACAAAAAGGACTCCATGTAGTACTTGCACATGAAATAATGCGATTTTTTAAAGAATAGAGATTGCATCCATTTCTTAAAGAGTCCTGTACGGTAAATGGACTAATATCTATCTTTGACACAGATCCGGGGATTCCTGGATTATCTCTCAACTCTGACCATATATGATTGCTAATTCTGACATCGAAAAAATACTCGACCGGTCTGATATCGTTGATGTGATATCTTCTTTCATCGAGTTAAAGCGTGAAGGGAGCAGGTATAAAGCCTGCTGCCCTTTCCATAGCGAAAAAACACCCAGCTTCATGGTGGAACCGGGACGTGGTACCTGGTACTGCTTCGGCGCTTGTAAAGAAGGTGGTAATGTAATTAAATTCATCCAGAAATATAACCGGATGACATTCCCTGAGGCTTGCAAATGGTTGGCCGACCGATATGGGATACAACTCGAAGAAGAGAAGGACAAACCGACAGCCGATGAGATACGCAAGCAGAAGAAACGTGAATCAATGACTGCCATCAACGAGTTTGCATCATATATATTCCTTCAGAACCTGACGCTTCCGGAAGCGGAACCGGCACGAAAAAAGATAAAAGAGAGATGGGGTGACAGCTATCCTGGTGAGATCGGCATCGGTTATGCGCTCCCCAAATGGGATGGACTGCTCTCCCAGGCCAAGGCCAAAGGACTGTCGTTGGAGTTGATGGAGGAGATGGGACTGATACGGAAAAAGAAGGATAGTAACAGCTATTATGATTTCTACCGTGACCGTATTATGATACCGATTCGGGACCGGTTCCGAAACATTATCGGTTGGACAGCCAGGGACATGAGCGGCATCGAAGGTACCCCGAAATATATGAACTCTTGCGAGAGCGACCTCTATCACAAAGGTAGCAGTATATTCGGTATCGATAATGCTATCCGACAGGCCGGTAAAGAGGAGAAGTTTTACTGTGTCGAAGGGGCACCGGATGTGCTGAAAATGCAGTCCATCGGAGTGAACAATACCATTGCATCGCTCGGATCAGCGTGGACTAAGGCACAGTTTGAGCAACTGAAGCGTTATGCCACAACACTGTGTTTTCTTCCGGATGCAGACCCATGCCAACCGGGAGAACAATACGGTACCGGGATTGCCTCTGTTCTGAAGAGTGGAACTTTAGCCATGGAATGCGGATTTTCGGTCACGGTTCGGGAAATTCCACTTGGAGAGGGTAATCAGAAAAATGACCCCGATTCCTATTGTACCAATATTTCCCGGTTCCGCCAACTGGAGGAGCAGGATTTCATCATCTGGTTTGCAGGGTATCTGTTCAAGAAAGAGGGTACCACCGAAGAGAGAAGCGCAGCTGTTACTCAGATAGCCAAACTGGTTACCATGGTAAACGATGATATCAAGGAGACCATGTACCTGGGCAAACTGAAACAGATATATAACAACAAGGCTCTGTGGGTATCTGCCATCAACCGTGAAAAAAAGATTCTCAGTGAATCAAAAGCTACCAAATCACAGGTTATCAGTCGTGATCTGTTGCGTAAATACGGTTTCTTCCAGGATAACAACTGCTACTATTCCACGGCCGACGGTAAAGAACTGCAGTGGTCAAACTTTATGATGACACCCATGTTTCATATCAAAGACTCACTCATGCCGAAAAGGTTGTACCGTATCAAGAATCAAAACAACCAGGAGGAGATTGTGGAGATGAAGCAGGAAGACCTGGTATCTTTGACCAAGTTCAAGCAGAAGGTAGAGGGGCTTGGCAACTACATCTGGCTGGCCAGTGAGAAAGAAATGACACGGCTGAAGATGTATCTGTATGAACAGACCGAAACGGCCACTGAAATCACCCAGTTGGGATGGCAGCGCAAGGGATTCTATGCGTTCGGTAACGGGGTATTCGATACGGAGTGGCATCCGGTCGATGAATACGGTATAGTCAGACTGGGCGAGAAAGGCAATTACTATCTTCCGGCCAGCAGCTTGATTTACCGGGACGATGACAAACTGTTTCAGTTCGAGCGGCGGTTTGTGCATCTGAACTATTCTTCCATCAGCCTGAGGGATTACTTCAGTAAATTGACGGGTGTATTCGGTGACAATGCCAAAGTGGGTATCTGTTTCCTGCTTGCGACATTGTTCCGTGACATTATCACCGGATATACAAAGAGTTTTCCGATACTCAACCTGTTCGGACCGAAGGGCTCCGGTAAATCAGAACTCGGCCACAGCCTGATGGCGTTTTTCATCATCGAGAACATCCCGCCGAACATTCAGAACGCAACCATTCCGGCACTGGCTGACCTGGTAGCTCAATGTTCCAATGCCCTTGTACACATCGATGAGTTCAAGAACAACATCGATATCGATAAACGCGAATACCTGAAAGGATTGTGGGACGGAGCCGGCCGGTCACGTATGAACATGGACAGGGACAAGAAAAGGGAGATTACGGCCGTTGATTCCGGGGTGATTCTTTCCGGACAGGAAATGGCGACAGCGGATATCGCACTTTTCAGCCGATTGATATTCCTTACTTTTTCAAAATCTGAGTTCTCTGAAGATGAGAAACGGAGGTACAATGAACTGGTCGAAATACGCAAACGGGGATTGACCCATCTGACTTTGCAGATTATCCGGCATCGGGCACGGATGGAGCAGCAGTTCATCAGCAACTATCATTTCTGCCTGTCTGATGTCATCGAGGCACTGGGGGCTGAAAAGGTGGAAGACCGTATCCTGCGGAACTGGATTATACCATTGGCTGCATTCCGTACCTTGGATGGGGTACTGGATATCCCGTTCTCTTACCAGGAGATTCGGAGGATAACGGTAGATGGTATTCTCCGGCAAAATGCGGAATGTAAAAGCAACAACGAGCTGGCCAATTTCTGGAATGTGGTGTCGTATCTGCAACAGGACGGTGAGATATTCATCGAAGGGGATTACCGTATTGACTATCTGAACAAGTTCAAAAGCAGCTTGATTAAGATTGAACAACAATACCAGGAACCGAAGGCTATCCTGATGATGCGAAAGAACCGTATCTTTATGCTGTACAAGAAGTTCGGTAAACAGGTCGGTGACTCCGTGTTGCCGGAAGGATCACTGATATACTACCTGGAGAACTCCAAGGAGTACATGGGAAAGAAGAACTCAGTACGGTTCAAGAATATCCAGCACGGTGTAGAAGTACAGAAGGCTGAGAATACGCCTACCGGTGGAATTACCTACCGCAAGACATCGACTCCGGATGTAGCCCTATGCTTCGATTACCGGATGATACGTGAAGCGTATAACATCAACCTGGAAGTGGAAGTGGAAGGTCAGGAAAGGGAGGAACCGTCTGAAGACGAATAATCGTGGTATCACCATCATTTGTACAATAGTAATTTTAAAGTGTAATAGGTAATATCTATGACAAGATCGGATTACTGAAAGGAGGCAATTATGAATAAAAGATTAAGAAACGCCATAAAGAAAGCAGAAGACAAACAAAATGAGGCAGACCTTGCATTACAAGCCGTCTATAAACATCTCGCTTTCTCTGGATTTAGAGGTGATGAGCCAAATTTAAGCATGGCTTCTGGAAATGAAATTATACTTGAATTGAACGGTTCAGAAATGAATGTGGCTGAAATAATTGACCGTATGGAATCAGTAGGATATATAACGCCAAATGATTTTATTGGATTGTAAATTAAAGTTTAATGCTATGAAATACACATTAAGGAAACAAGATAAAATAGTTGAATTGCTCGGTTATGATTATCTGAATAATCATATCATAACGAGTTAATCCTATTCCTTTATATATATGTCAGAGAGTGTAAAGGCAGCCGCTGGGAAGCGGTTGCCTTTTTTATTGGGTTTCCGGAGCGATTTAGGGTTTTCCTACGGGGTGAAAATGGCTTCTACACCTTCTACACTTTCTACAATGTTGAAAAAGAGGAACTTATATATTCTACAAGTATTCTACAAACCTTCTACAATTTTCTACAAAATGAAGAAAAACGTAAAACCTTCTACAAAATGCTTCAATTTCTACAGGATTTCTACAATTGTAGAAACGAATATTTTATGTAAATAATTGATAATCAGTACATATTTAAGTTTGTAGAATTTGTAGAAGGTGTAGAAGGCAAAAAGTGTGTCACAGCTGGAAAAATATTTTTTTTGCTGTGACATCAGATATGCTGAAAATGAACATTATATGCGTAATATATTACGCTATTTTGCTATATTTGTCAAAACACCAATCTATCGTCTATGGATATTGTAGAAAATTCAACACCCAACATTGATAATCAGGACTGCCCGCAGGAAGCACCTGTAGATATTGCAGATAATCATCCGCAAGAAAAAGCCGAAGACCAGGACCGGCCGAAGGTTACCATCGAACTGAAGCCCATCCTTCAGGACTTTCTGTACCATGAGTTCCGGTGCCATAAAGGGACGGATGAAGTGATCATCGATGGGGATAACCCTATCGGCCAGTTCATCCAGTCCATGGTTTCCGTGTCGGACCGGCCACGGAAACAGCCGGCTAAAGAACACATGATAACCCTCATATTGCCTGTACAATCGTGGAATCATGCGCTTTTACGCGAGAATTTCCTGTTCATACCCGTCTGGAGGCAGGAACAGATACAGCTGTATGTCGAAGCTCAGTTCCGGCTTCGCATCAAGGAGTATTTCTTTGTCGGATATTCTAAAAAATATCCGCAGGATAAGATTGTCAGTGCTTTCCTGGAGCATTACAACATCAAGTTCAATCAGTGCAACTACGAAACGATCAAAAAATACGACTACAGGAACCGTCGTAGAATCTACCGGCAGATTGACCAGGAGATTCAGGAAGATATGCGGAAAAACGTGTAAAAGATGTTAAATTCAAGAAGTTAATTCTTAACCCAAAATGCACGCCTATATGAAGTTTGGGTGAAGAAATGCCGAAAATATTACGCAAAATGAAAGAGAATAATCACAAGAGAGCAGCTGCCTATCGGGTCAGATTGTTGCCGATATCCGGGTGTTCAGATGCATCCGTCTATTCCATTTTCAGTGACCGTTTCACGGCCGGACGGGCAGACTCCTGGTCGGATCCGGGAGCAGCTTCCGTTGAATTTACTGAGAAGCAGGTGGAGGATGAGTGGTATTTCGAAATCGAACTTAAAATTTCCATCACTGATACCTCTTCTTCGAAACGAGAATCGTTGTCACCTTATATAAATGTAGATTGCATTGCCATGGTGGATTATACGGACGGTGAATCAAGGCTGGTAGGTTCTTCCGAAGCTCCGCTAATTTTTACGCTTACCTCGTCCGGTACTCCGGAGGTTCTGCAGTTGAGTTGCAAGATGGACCAGCCTGTACAGACACGCCGTTTCCAGTCCTTTTAGCCCTATATAATAAGGAATATATTTGCTCAAAACGAATTTACCATGATTCTTAGTCATTTATATTCTTCTATACTCAGAGGCCGATGGCTCATCGATTTACGTTTCGTTGACATGAGCCATGACCTGCTTGCACAAGTTATATCAGGTAACAATCGCAACATAGACAGCATGGAGACGCTTTCGGATAGAAAGCCGTTTACTGGGTTGTTGGACACCGGCAAGGAAATGAAGAGTTCGGGTACCTTCACGGGCGAGTTTCCGCCCGAATCCGTTGCCGTTGTGAACATGCATGATACCATGTTCAAATACGGTACCTACTGTTCTTACGGTACCACCGAAGTGGCGAACCTGATTTACGAAGCCGCCAACAACAAGAACATTTCCGGGGTACTTTTGGATGTAGATTCTCCGGGCGGTTGTGTCGATGCGGTGTCACCCGTAACCCAGGCACTCGAATACAACCGGTCGATGGGCAAGTCATCGGTCGCCTTCTGTGACCAGTGCGCCTCTGCTGCGCTGTATGCTTCCTTGTCGTGCGATGAGATTGTGGCCAGTAACCAGATATCCGCCGAGTTCGGCTCGGTAGGTGTCATGATGTCGTTCATGGACTATACAAAATACTACGAAAACCTGGGCATTAAGCAACATACCATCTACAGTAATCTATCTGATTACAAGAATCTTCCTTTTGAACAGGCAAAGAAGGGCAATTACGATCAGATAAAGTCTGAATCTCTTGACCCAATTGCACGGAATTTCCAGGATGCGGTGAAGACACGCAGGGCCGGAAAGATAGATTTGTCGGTACCTGGTATCATTTCCGGACGTATGTTCTATGCTGAAGATGCTTTAAAATACGGTATGATTGACCATATCGGAGACCAGGCTTTTGCTATTAACCGGGTTCGCACCATCCGTCGCCAGCAGGCGGTGAAGGAATACATTCAAACCTTATAATTATGACAAAGAGAAATTTTACATTGATTGTGTCGGCCGTCATGGCCACACTGGGCATTTCTGCATTCGCGAAAAATGCCGAAAAGAAGTCTGTTCTCACCGCCGATCAGCGCAAGACACTGGCCGACAAATGGGGAGAACAGTTCGTTACTTCGTTCGAAAAAGACCTCGCAGAGTCCGAAGCCGATGGAGAAGCCATCGAATCCGCCGTCGAAGAGAACGCCGGCAACATCGAATTGCAACATACGATGGATAAAAAGACGCTGAAAGAGATGCGTGAGCAGATGAAGCTCATGCAGAATCAAATTGACAAGATGGCGGCTCAACCGGCAGATCCGGTCGGTGGTATTCCTGTCAATAAGCCGAATCCAGACGGTAATAAACCAGGTTTCAAGCCGGATATGTCGTTGGAAATGAACCGTATGTACATTGCCATGGCCGAAGGCGATGCCTGGACTGGCAATGAAACCATCAATGCGGATGAGCTTAAAACCGAATTTGGCCGCTACGTTTCCTCTGAAAAGTTGTCCATCTTCCGTACCTTGATGGGACAGACATCTTCTACACAATACATGTCTACCATCATGACAGACAAATTCGAGGTGCGTGCTTCACAATCCAACATCACTTCCGTACTACAGACTTTCACTCCTCAGTTTACGCCAAAGGGTAAGACTACCTTCACGCCGATGACCATCAAACAATATCCGATGAAGATTAACGTGGAGGTAATACCTTCGGATATCATTGACAAGGTTATCGGATATCTGTACGACGAGAACCTGAAGCCGCAGGATATGCCGATTGTCCGTTATATCGTTGAACAGCTGATCAAGCCGAAACTGGATGAAGAACGTGAAACCGCATTTGCGATGGGACGTTACAAGGAACCGACCAAGCAGGATACAACCTATCAGCCGAATGAAGCCAATCAGGTGTGTGACGGTTACATTACCCAGTTATGTGACTTGAAGAAAGCTGGTGACAGTAAAGTAAACTTCCTGCTTACGGATTTAGCTGAACTTCCTGCAGATCAAACCTTGTTGGATTACATTGAAAATGCAGTGGACCACGTTTCTCCGTTATACAAGAATATGAAGATGTTCATCCATGCGGATCCGGATGTCATTATCCAGTATTCACGCCAGTACCGGAATAAATTCCCGAATACCAAAAATGAGGATGGTGAAAAGGTTAAGGTGGATTTCTCTAAGTTTACGTTTGCACCCCTTGAAGGTATGCGCGGTACCGGTGCTTTCTTTATTACTCCCAAAGAGAACTTCAAACACATTATGAGCCGTGATCCGAAGACCATGAGCCTGCGTATGGAGACACACCACTACCAGGCAGACATCATGGGAGAGTGGCGTGAAGGTGTCGGCTTCTGGATTCAGGAGGCTATTTTCGCTTATCTGCCTACAGATCTCGTTAATACAGTTACGGCTGGTGTAGATTCTTTGAGTGTTCAAACTACAGAAGATAACGAAGAAGAGCAAGCTGGATTGTAATGATATATAAGACGATTAGGCTGAAGGTTATCCTTCAGCCAGTTGGTTTTGAAAAACTTAAATTTTATAATTATGGCACAAGAACTGGTTTCCATACCTAAATCTTCCAATTCCCCCGGTAGACCGAGTGGAAAAAAGAAGTACGTGATTCTGTTTCTCTGGTCTGACGTGAAAACGTTCGAAAAGGATGAGAACGGGATCAAAGTAACTACTTTTGAGATGCAGGAAGGTAAGACTCCTATAGCTGTCTATGCGACACAATCCACTATCCATTGTTATGATACGATGGAGGGTGACCCGGATGCAAAAGGGTACATACACAAAACGGATTTTGAAATTCCTGGTGATAGTGTGGAGGTAGCAGAACTTCGCAACCGCATTGTCAACGAGGAACTGGGTGCGATTGTCATCAACTGCGGTGCGGATGAAGACGCCAAGATTGCAGGTTCTCCCTGTTGCCCGTTGCTGGTGTCTTCCGATGAATCACAGGATAACAGTGAAGCAAAGAAGAATACCATCAATCTGGCTTCTATCTACCGTAGTGGGCCGATTGGCCGCATCCCGTTGACCATGATACCAAAGACAGACAATGAAACGATTAACACCGAACTCGGACTGACGGCCGGGGCTGGTGTCTAAATAGGTATTAGTTTATATGAATAGTGTTGTTATTCTGCACAAAAAGACCAAGGATGGTGGCGAATCATTACGGTTCGCCATCCGTTCCTGGCAGAAGCATTATCCCGAACTGGCGAAAATAGCGGTGGTCGGTGATAAAGAAGACTGGTTCAGTGATAATATCCTGTATATCCCTTGTGATATGGGTAGTAATGATATGCTGAACACCGTTAATGCAGTCAAGGAGGTGGTCGCTCACGAAGAGATACCTTGTGAATTTATTTTGGTCGGTGACAATCTGTTCCTGCTCAATCGGGTAGCTACCATGCATATCGTTATTCCGAAATTCGAGCGTCATTTGTTGCCGGTATTTACGAATCCATCTTCTGCTGGATCACTGAATAAGGTGATGGTTGCCAGGGTGGATAATATGCCTGTATTGACACAGATGCCGGTAATGTTGGAGAAAGATGAGATTGTTTCAGTATTGGAAAATTGTCCGGAATTGGGACAAGGTCAGGCATTGCTGCAGCCGGTTTATTTTAAGGATTTTCCTTTTATGCCGGTAGTTGTAGACTGGAAGCATGACAATTGGGCCGTTCCGGTTGTATCTGATAAGCCTGTTTCTTCGGGATTAGATAAATATCTTCGTTCCAAGTTCTTCTTGTACCACCTGGATAAAGGGTGGTGCCGGGAGTTGAAAGACAAGCTGGCTGAGTTGTTCCCAGAACCGAGTCCTTATGAACAGACCGACAGCTGATGATGTGCGCAACTGGCTAAAGGCCGGTTCCTCTGCCGAAGAGGGTGTGCTGCTCTTACGGAGGGCCGGCGCACCCTCTTTGCTTTTGCGGATGGTGGCTGTAAACCCGGCATCCAATGTCGGGTTGATGAAACGATGGTTGTTCCGGACGCTGGGTATCAAAGATGTGGAACAGCCTTCCAGTCGGGCATTCCGTGACGAATTTCCCTTCCTGGATGATCCTTCCTGCCCAATGGAGTTGCAGGCACTGGCTACCAAAAAGATTACTTCGTACCGGGCATACGTAAAGTTACATAAGCAGTTGCGTGACTGTTCGTCCTTGGTTCAGTGTGCCGTCGTTTCCCGGCAGCTGATCAACAACTACCTGGAGAACCGCATGATCTGGGAGGAACTGGAATATTATCGTACCCATGGTGCGATATTGGGTAAACACCCGTTGATGGCTTTCTATGCCCGCAAGAAGAATATGCTGAACATGACGGTAAAGCAGCTTTTCCGGGAGCAGAAAAGGCTGAAGGCGAATATCTGGCGGGTAAAATCTGAACTGGCCAAGGGAGATAAGCCGCACCTGGAGCCGGAGCGGAGGGCAAGGCTGGCAGCATACGAAGCGGAACTGGCGGAGATTAACCGATTGTTGGATGAAGAATAGATACTTTGAACTGGATGAACTGTACCGGGAGGTTCGTCAGTCACGCATGTACTCGCAGCGGTTTGATAACATTCTGACTTTCAAACTGAATAGTCTCAAAGAGTTGTGCGGGCGGCTTCCGGCGGACCGTGAGGCGTATTTCATCGAGACACGCAAGAGCTTCACGGCCTTCACGTTCATTGTCTATCTCATCCGCAATGCCGGGTATGTACGTCACCTGTATGTGGCTACCTATTCCACCAACTTGCGGATTATCAATGCCCTGCTGCGGTACCGCGAAAAGGGGCTGTTGGGCAGTATACATCTGCATGTGAGCGAGACTCTCAAGTTCCGTATGCCGGCCATCTTCGCACGGCTGAAGGAACTGCACGACGATGGTATTATTACACTTACCTATGCCTGGTCACACAAGAAGGTAGCTTGTGCCGACACGGAACAAGGCTGTTTCGTGGTCGAGGGATCGGGGAATTATGGAGAAAATGCGCTCGAAGAGCAATATGTGTTTTTACGTTCAAAAAAAATCTATGAGTTCAGAAAAGGAGATTGACCGATGGGATGATTCCAGGCGGCCGGAGTGGTTCAAGAGGATTCCCATCGAAGAATACGAGAAGTTGGCCGGTATCGGTTATACACCGAAACAGATAGCCATGTACTACGATGTGAAGTTCAGTGAGTTCATGTTCTATTACTCCCTGATCGGTTCACCGCTGAAGTATCACTATGACCGGGGCCAGCTGATGCAGCAGGCCAAGGAGGGCATTTCCATGGCGGATGCAGCGTCCACCGGAGAGAATGTCACCCAGGCACAGCGGTTTGACCGGTTCCGCAAGGGACTGGATGTGAAGAATGCGGTGAACAAGATTTTTTTTGATGAGTTGGATATTTGATTATGTTTGAGAAAAGTTACTTTTCCGCCCTGCAGGATTACCTTGAATCCGGTTGTACCGATGAGCTGACACCGGAGGAACAGGAATATTACAATGCCTTGTATGCCGTTGTCGGTATCAGCCGAAAATACGGTAAGGACAATGCCATTGCCTTCCTGATGCATCCTCCGTTCAACTGTTCCCGGCAGCGGGCCAGGCGCATGTATGACGAAGCCATCAACCTGTTCTTTGCCGACGATACCATCGAGAACCGGGCGCACCGGCAGATGATCTTCGAAAACCTGCAGAAGGCAGCACTGGTAGTATTAAAGTCTGCCACATCTTCCAAAGATATGGAGGTCTACGGCAATCTGATGATCCAGGCATGGAAGGTCAAGCAGCTGGATAAGGAGGACCCTGTTAAGCGTAAGGAGTTCAAGGAGAAGGAGTTCAAGGTATATACCTTGGATTCAAAACTGATTGGTATCCCCATGGTAGACCGTAACGAATTGGCCCGACAGATTGACGGACTGGAGGATGTCAGTCAGCGGGATAAGGAACGGCTCAAGCAGGATGCAGGAGTTATGGATATTAATTTTGAGGAGTTGCTCGATGACACGCAAGATTCGACTGCAGACAAACGATGATAACGTCGAGGTACGTTATCAGAACTGGGCGGCTCAGGTCATATCCATCATGATGCCCTGGTCGCTGTACTGGGTGTGCGGCCGTGCCGGCGCCAAGACGGTGCAGGTGTTGGCCGAGCGGGTGCAGGAGGTCGCACAGGACTGTCCGGGCGCCCCGTTCGCATGGGTGGCCGATACCTATTCAGACCTGCACAAAAACGTGATTCCTTCCCTTATAGACGGTCTTTCCAACCTGGGGTGGGTATTGGGTACGCATTACGTGATTAACCAGGAGCCACCGGCAGAATGGCGGGAGCGCATGTATAACGTGTGTACGGATTGGAGGCAGACTATGGTGTTCTTCACCGGATTCAATTTTACCTTCATTTCGCTGGACAGGCTGTCCATCGGAGCAGGTCGCTCGTATGTGGGGTTGTTCGGCGATGAAGTGAAGTATTTCCCCGAAGAGAAGTTTACCAACCTGCTGAAGGCCGTTCGTGGATTTTACGTCAAATACGGCAGTTCCGTCTGGTACCGCTCGCGTACCCTGACAACCGATATGCCGAACCCGAACCACCTGGGTGAATACGACTGGATTCTGAAGATGTCTGCGCAGAACGACAAACAGGCGATTATGCTGGCACTCAATGCCGGCCTGGTTTACAACGATACCAAAAAGAACTACCTGGCCAATGTGCAGGAACTGGAGCGGGTACGGGCTGCAGCTCGTTTGGACAGAAGCCTTGAAGCGAAGCTGCCGAAGCTGGAGAAAGCGGTCAAATCTGCCGAGCGTACCATGAAACGGTGGGAGGATCGGTGGATCCGCGCACGCAGGGGGGTGTCGTTCTTCTTCATTTCCTCGACATACGTCAATATCGATGTGTTGGGGATTGACTACCTGCAGGACGAAATCAACGAAGGTCTGGAGGGGCTGCATTGCAATATCCTGTCCATCATTCCCAAGCTGGAGGCGACCGAGCGATTCTACCCGAACCTGTCCATCAAGAACTTCTATGCCGACGGGTTTCTGAATGATGTCATCGACCGGCACCCGATAGCCTGGCAGGAGGATGCGTCCGTATTGCGGTATTACCTGGCGGATAAGGCTATCGATGCCGGGATGGATGCCGGTAACATGCTTTCGCTGGTGATAGGTCAGCAGGAGCGTAAGGTGTACCGTATACTGAAGGAGTTCTACACACTGCCACCGGAGACGGTCCGTGAATTGGCCGACCAGTTCCTTCACTACTTCCAGCCGTCCAAGCGCAGAGTGCTGATGCTGTTCTACGACCGGGCCATGAACAACTACCACAAGGTCAAGAACGATATGGCTTCGGCAATCAAGAATGCCATCGAGTTCGATGCGTCCGGCAAACGTACCGGATGGCGGGTACAGCTCATGTCGCTGGGACAGGGGAATATCGGCAGCAACCTTGAATACCTGTACATGCAGGACCTGTTGTCCGGCAACCTGGAGCAGCGGTTGTTCTCCCTGCAGATAGACCAGTACAACTGCCCGTGTCTCAAGGCAGAGATGGAGGTGTGCCGTACCAAGGTAAAGGATGACGGTGACCGCCGTATGGTGGTAAAAGAGAAGAAGGGTGACAAGCTGTCCAGGGAGCGGTTGCCCAAGGAGTCAACCAACCTGACCGATGCGCTCAAATATCTGATGTGCAGACGTGAGTTCCTCGATGCGTGGAGACGCAAAGGATTCCGTACCGCATAGACACACTGCAACAGGTGGGATTAGCCTCGCTAGAGATAGCGGGGCTTTTTTGTAGGTGGTGGGATGTAAAGATTTTTCGTCATATTTCCCGACAAAAATTTAGTTGCAATTGCAACCATAAGTCGGCGCGCGTCGGGCTCAAGCGTGTTAAAAACCTGCGGTTTTATCGCTTTGGGGTGGTTTTCTATTTGACAGACAGCGGTTTGTTTGGATATATACTGCATTTATATTCAAATTTCATCCGATGTGGATTCGGGTTCTTCCGGCTGATGGGCGGCGGGTGCCCGAAAATCCGGCCGTCTGCCTTGATTCTTGCAGGAAAAAGGATGCAGACGATCGGATTTTCGGGCATGAAGCGGAAGAAAGACACTCGCTAGTCTTTCTGTCAAGAATTTTTGCGTCCACGCAGGAAATCGAGCGATAGGTATCGTCATTCTTCCGATGGCTTTTGTCATTTGGCTCTCTCGTCCGGCTCTCACCTGTTATATCGTATCCATCCCCTCACAGAGTTTGCCTCTTTTTATCACAGCAAAGGTATTTATTCCGTTCGTCCGCCAAGTTCAGGCGCTGTTCCGTCAAAAAATCTCCACCCTGCGGGTAGTATTCAAGCCTCCGGTTTTGTCGGAAAACTTGTCTTTGGTCTCCCCGGAATGCATTAAAAAGCTGTGTAAAAAAGGCAAACAACTCAAGTGAGGAGACGGAATGATTAAAAAAAAGTTCGAGCCGGGAGAGCCAAAAATTTAAAAGGCTCCAATCTAAGCTCAGTCCAGAATCGATTAACAATTAATAACATACATCATGAAGACTTTTACTTATCAGCAGGCTATCAAAGAGTTAAACAGAATTTTCGGAAGTTATACCATTACGGACAAAGTGGACACAATCACCAGTTTGGAGATTTATTTCACCACCAAGGACGGGAAAAATCTCGTGCTGTTGGCGAACGGATGGGAGTTTTTTCAGAAAGTGACGAATTACGTAATTATCGAAGCATAACCTTTTTAATCAACTAAATATTAATCTCTTAAAATTTCAATCGTATGAAAAAGAATGTAAAAAGAACTAGCGAAGTGAAGAATGTAAACGAAGTAAAGAACGCTAACGAAGTGAAGACAGTAGGTGAAGTGATGCAGGAAACGGGTACTTTGTTTTTGCCTGTTGCACCAAGCGAAGAACAGCAGCCAGCGCAAGAACCGACACCCGAAGCCGTTCACACAGTAGAAACACCCGTTACCGAACAGCAGACGAACGAAGCGAAGCCGAAAACCATGGAAGAAGTACAGCGGGAAATCGAAATGAGAAGAATCGATGTACAGAAGATGCAGGAAGCTATCGAGCGAAAACAGGAACTTTTTGGAAAACGCAGACAGTTTTTGAAAGCATTGGACAACGTGAAATCCGCACAGGAAATGTTACAGGCTGAGGAAAACTTCGATTCTGAACCCTATCGGCTGAAACTGGTGGGCGGTAAATACGGGAATGAAGTCTTTTCCATCGCAAACCCCGAAATCGTATCGGAAATTGTAGACCTTGTGGCCTGTCGGATTGAGAATACGATTTTTAATATCGAGCAGGAAATTTTAAAGTAACCTTTGTCTAACCGGAGCCCGATTTCGGGCTCCAAATTTCCGATAACATGATAACCACTCAACAGATTATCGCACAGTGTACCAAGTACATGTACTCTTTTTACCCTTATTTACCCGTGAAGTATAAGGCAACCGACAAACAGTGGAAAATCCGTCAGTTTGTATGGGGATTCAAGGACGGGAAGAACTCTTCGCAGGTGGCGCAGATGGTGGCTGAAAGACTGATAACCGCTTTCGGAACGGGTGCAAAAGACCTTGTTTTCTGCTGCATACCAGCCAGTAACAAGGCCAAGACTGAAATCAGATACAAGGATTTTTCCGAGGAAGTTTGCAGGCTTACAGGAGCAACAAACGCCTACCCGTTTGTGACGGTATCGGGCGAGAAACTGTCTCTTCATGAAACGAAAAGAGGAAAACGGCTGAGCAGTACGGAAGTAATCGAAGTAGATGAGAAATTCTTCGGACAAAAACGGGTTATCGTGTTTGACGATGTACTGACAAAGGGAATCACATACGGGAGATTTGCACAGTATTTAGAGAATTTAGGCGCTACCGTAGTGGGCGGTATGTTTCTTGCAAAAACAATAGAACAATGAAAAAATATGAACTGATGGACGGGTACAGAAGCCTGTCGGATAGTGAGATAGCATACAGAGTAACAAACAGCATGCAGACAGCGCAGGAAATAAACAGGTTGTTGAAGAGTGATAACAAAGTGACGATATACGATGTTATCGAGTTATTGACACCGGCACGCATGGAGATGGCTTTTGCCCTGTTGGAACTGTTGCAACGGATTTCGGCCAAGAAGCTGACCGAGAAAATAAGGGCGAGTAAGGACGCTTACAACCTGATGAAACCCGTGATGGACGGGCTGGAAGTGGAGGAGTGTTGGTGTATTTTTCTGAATCAGTCTTTAAATGTAACGGCAAAGGTGAGAATATCCAAAGGTGGTTTTTCATCCACACAGGTAGATGTACGTGTTATTTTGAAATTGGCCTTGAAATACAACGCCACAGCGATGATAATGATACACAATCACCCATCGGGAAACCCGAAGCCGAGTGTTGAAGATGACAGGTTGACGCAGACTATATCACAGGCAGGCAAGGTAATGAATATAAGGCTTACAGACCACGTTATTTGTACAAATGAAGACTATTACAGCTATGCGGACGAAGGACGCCTGTAGAGTCTGAGAATGGCGGTAGGGGGCGTATGGGCGCCGCCGCCGCTGTTACGGCGGCACTGCGTTTCTTGCAACAGCGGCGGCGGGAACGGCGGAATTTCTTTTCTACGCACTTCTGCGATTTCCCAAGGCTGGTCAGCCTGATCCGATGAAGATCATCGGTTTTTTGATGGATGATTTTTTGTCCTTTGTATATTGGATGGGACTTATTATCTTTACATTGCATTAATAAGATAAAGATAGGACTATGAATTTATTCGGATTGGATTTGAGCGGAAGACCGGATTTTAGTGAGAACTATAAGAACTGGAAGGATTGTTACGGTAATAAATTACCGGATTGGACCATAAATAATGACACTGAAGAATTGTTGGATTATGATTCCGTTTATATCGCTCATCAGGAGGCAGAGAAATGTCTTGATGATAAAGTGAAGAATGGAATGTATCTGAAAGAAAGGGGATATAAATTGTTGACTGTTCTATCAACGATAGCGTTGAGCCTTTTCGGATTGATGGGATATGTTTCACAACAAAAATTGACAACTGAAATTAAATTCCTTACCATCATTGTGCTGATTTTGTGTATTGTATGGATTTTCTGCATTGTCTATTTCTTGTCTGAGCATTTGTTGAAATCTGTAGATTATTGGTCGACAGGAGAAATGGTCGATAAGTTTATTGACAAGAATCTGCTAGGTTGGTGCGATGCAAATAAGAAAAAAGTTCATGGAGAAAAAGAAAAGTCGTTTTGGTTATTGTGCTATAACTTGAATCGTATACAGGATAGAATCTATTTTAATGAATCAGAGAACCGAAGACGATTGGAGGTCATCAATACGGTTCTCTGTCATATTGCTTATTTTTTTATTGTTTTTGTATTTCTGATGTATCTGTTTGTCAGACTATCCTTCTGATTTCGGTCCGGTTTCTGTTGATTGAGATGGGGGTCCTGCAGGCGTATAGTCAGGTTTAGGTACGCTTTTTGGCTTTTTGGCCATAGGTCTTTACACCTCCTTTCATAAAAAATCACATCTTCATATCGTGCGCCCACAGAGAACCACTCTGAATCCGATTTGACGGATTACACGATATGAAGATGTGATAACTTGGTTTTAATTGGGCATTACAAAACTACTGAATTTATTGCGGTTATGCAATATTCATGGGTATTACTATATTGATTTCAAGTGGATTTTGATAAAATTTACCGTTTGCACGCATTTTATTCTGCGCAATGCTTATATTTGCACGTAATATAATTTTATAAATATGAGAACCTTGTTTTTTTCTTTATTCCTTTTTGTTCCTTTATTTTTTTATGGCCAAAAAATAGAGTCTGTTACAATTGATGATTTTGAAAACATTAAAATTGTCAAGACTACTGTTGAGAAATTGAGTAAGGAGACATTAAGTGACACTAAAGGTCAATCTATGTTCTATTTTGAGAGTCAAGGTAATAGAATTTATTTCCATTTGTTATGGCAATGTAGAGGTACATACGTTGTACCTCAAGGGGAAAATGCTTATTTCCTTTTTGATGATGGCTCTAAAATTGAATTAAAATCTGCTGCCGATGCATTACCAGTAGCGGGTATTGCTTCAACTGCTTGGGTTAAACCAGGAAAAGTTTTAGGACTGGACATCCCATATTATTCAATGGATATAACGGAAGTTATAGATAAAAAGGTTGTAAAAATAAGGATTAAAACAACAGATGGCGTGAAAGATTTTGAAGTTTTATCTAAGAATCAAAAGAAAATAAGTGAAGCATTAAAACTTGTCATACAAGAAATGGATTTATAAATATAAGCTATAAAATAATTATATTTGCACCGTAACTGTGAAGTTACATTATCATTCAAACAAGGTCAGGTCAGCCAACCACTACCTGGCCTTCCGAATTATTGTGCACCCCGTCAATGTCGTGAGACAGACTCTTTTGAGTAGCGGGGCTTTTTTCTTGCCTGTTTCTTTGCAAATCCGGAGATTATCGCTATATTTGCAATGCACTACATTTGAAACAGGCGCGCGAAGGCTCGCCAATAAACATTGCTGCGGGCATTTTTTATGTCCATAGCTTTGGCTATATACCTATAAGGTTCCGACCCCCGTGTGGAGCGTTAATGCGCCCACTGCCTGTTTCAGGTGTAGTGCAACGGGAAAGCGGAACCTTTTTTGTTCTCTTTCCCGTAATTAACCAACATATTGTTTCATTTTAAAGCACTACAAAAATGAAAAATCAGACTGTTACGGTACAGAAACAGGGTGTTTCTATGCCGAGTGTCTCACTTCGTGAGGCTTTGATTTTGTGGTTGTCTTCACGCAACCGGGTTTTCTCCTTCTTTATGGAAAAGGATGTCACGAACCGACAGGCTTTGTTGTTTGTCAACTTCCTGCTGGCCTTCTGTGCCGTTATCGGCGGGTTGTTCACTTCATTCTGGGTGGCTGTTGTCTTGGTGTTATGGTTTGTCGCTGCGTTCCGTGGCTTAAAGAAAGGAGGTTTGTGATGAGATTTCTGTCATATATATACCCGTATTCTTCGGGTAACGAAAAATCAAAGGAACTGGGCCGTTGGGCAATTGCCTATAAACTGACCCTGTTCAATACCGAAGAGGATTTCAGGACTTTCCTTCGGATAGTAAAAGAAAAGGTTGTCGAGTTGAATAAAAAATATCCGCGGACAATCCCGTTTGGGGTTCACGCTTTCGGGCTCAATGATGACTGTTATAGAATCGAAGTCTATGTCGATGGTCATAACGAGAAGAAGACAATCCTGTATATGACGTTTGATTCCGTCCGTCACATCTTCAGCTTATGATGGCACTTGCTGGAGCAAAGAGAGCCTGTACCCGTCCAGACTGGCTCTCCGTCGAAGAGATTGACGCCGCTTGCACGGAGATTGACAATGTGATACGGTTGCTGATAGACCGGGAGAGGGCTTCAGACCTGGAGATTCTGAGGGCGCTACGGTCGATGACCGCCATCCGACGCGATTATGAACTCATGAAGAAAGGAGGTAGCGATGAAGATGGTATATAAGATTGACGGATCACTGCTCGATGGTCTTCGGGTGGTTGAAGAAATCGGAACCGAAATGGGGATATTCCCTGAACTGCTGTCTTTGGACGGCAAGAATATCCGGTATGACCGGCTGGATGCCTGGGCAGTTGTCAGTAACCGAATGACCACTGAAGAATATCTGACTAAACATGCCTTATAATCAGATTTTTTTGATACATTTGCATAAAAAGAAAATCCCATGTCTGAAATCAATAATGCCATTAAAAAGGTTTCTAAAATGGAGTGGCTGGAAAGCCGCTCCATTATTTCGGTGGACGCAGAACATTGCAATGCCTGTATTCACGAACTGTTGTATAAATCTTTAAGTAACAAAGGGATCGTGAAATTTGTGAATGCCTTATATTTTTATTTCAAGTTGAAACGGGCAGCACAGTGTGGCTCAGGATATGACAACAAGGAGTTGCTGAACATATACCTGAAGCACGAACCTGGGAATGGACGCAGGAGAATAACACCGGTTTTCCGATTCGATGGCAATAGATTTTTAGCACTATAATATTCTACGTCGTGAGACGTATTTTTATAACGATTGAAATAATTAAGAGATGTTGGCCGCTTGTCTGAGAAGATAGGCGGCCTTTTTTTGTGTCCTTTGCTTTGCGCACATGCTTGTATATATTTGCTCAAAATCTTGATTCTATGGACAAAGAAATATCCGATGACGTAAAGTTGCTGTATATCGAAGAAGAGTTGTCCCAGCACGGTGAATGGCTCTGCGATGTACTGACTGAAGCGATTGAGAAGCGACAGATGATACAGACGCAGGCTCTTTTCGAATCTGTGGATTATTCGACATTCAAGGAGGGGGAGAATCCGGGTGTACGGGTGAACTTCCTCACCTACGGCCGCTTTGTCGATATTGCTGCCTACAGACATAAGAGCAATCACCAGGTAGATACGAACCGGGAGGTGTGGGGGATTAAACACAATCGCAAGCATAAACCGAAACAGTGGTATGCCCGCAACATGTATGGCGGTCTGAACCGGCTGATCGGACGCGTCATGTACGGATTGACTGACCAGGAGATCGAGAGACTGAAGGGTATATTAACAAACAGAAAATATGGAACAATCTAAACAAATCGGAGATTTTTCGTTCGTTTCTACGCCGGTGGGTACCTATGCCTACCAGTTCCCGACCTACGAAACCACCATTCCGGGGCTGATGGATACCCTTGGATGGGATGATAATCCGGTGACGGTGGCCGGCATTCGGGTAATACCCTGGGGAGCGGACAACAACCTGCCCAACACGGTGCGCAACCTGCTGGAGAAGAATAATCTGGGACCGGGTATTCTGGACCGGAAAATCGGTCTGTTGTACGGTCAGGGACCCGCCTTGTGCCGGTATCGCTACGAGAACAACGAACGGGTACAGGAGTGGATGGAAGATGAAGAGATTCAGGAGTGGCTGGACAGTTGGGATTACAGGCGGTTCATCCGCGAATGCCTGATGGAATACAACCACCTCAAGGGGGTATTCGTCAAGTACATTTCCGCCCGTCGCCGTCGGTTGGGCCAACCTTGGATTCACAGCCTGGAGTGTATGCCTTCTTCCGATTGCCGGCTGGAGTGGCCGGAGAATGATTCCAGGCGCATCGAGGACGTTCGTCACATCCTGTACGGGGATTTTGCCGGATTCACACGGCAGCAGTACCGGCTGTACCCTGTCTTTGACCGGTGGAATCCGGCGCAATACGATACGGCCATCAAGTACCATTCCATGCGCAGCTTCGGGCGCAATTTCTATGCGATATCATCGTTTTACGGCAGCATCCCCTGGATGAAAGACGCCAACAACCTGCCGCGGATCATCGAGTACCTGAACAAGAACATGATTGCGGCGGCGTATATCGTCCATGTGCCGGATGAGTACTGGAAACGTAAGGAGAATCTGATTAAGGAGAAGAATCCGGAGATTACCGAAGTGGGGCTGTCACTGAAGATGGACGAATACAAGCGTGAATTGGCACGTGATATTGCCGATGTCATGGCCGGTACCAGCAACGTGGGCAAGTTCTTCATGACGGTGGACTTTATGGATCCGGACGGACACGCCCAGTCCTGGAAGATTGAACCCATCGAGTTGAACATCGACAAATATATTGAGGCCCTGTCGAAGATATCCACCATCGCAGACTCATCCACGACCTCCGGATTCGGGCTGAATCCGTCCCTGGCCAACATCATCATTGACGGCAAGGGCGATTCCGGCTCCCAGATGCTGTATGCGCTGAAACTGTTCTATGGGGCAGACACGCAGATACCTGAAGACATCTGCCTGGAGGCCATCAACGACTCGATACGAATCAATTTCCCGCACAAAAAAGGGATTTTCCTCTCACTTTACCGCAAGGTTATTAACAAAGAAGACAACGTAACCGCCAGTTCACGAACAACTAACCAGGTATGACCAAGTATCACAATTCCAATCTGATTGATTTTCCGGACTGCTGGGAAGAGGTTCTTCCCGTCGAGTACCGGTATATCCTGAAGCTGTGGGATGCGCTTCGGACCAATCCACTGCTTACTTTACTTGATGTAAAACGCGATATATGCCGGTTTATCCTCCGGAACCGGGGAGTTCGTGGGCGTGGTGGATTGCAGTTCTACCTGCTTGTCAACGAACTCTCCGCTTCCCTGGACTGGATGTGGCACCGTGATGAGGAGACTGGTGTCATTACGCTGACTGTAAACACGACCCGTAACCTGCTCCCGGAGTGGCGTGAACTGACAGGGCCGGCAGACCATGGGGCTGACCTCACCTTCGGCGAGTTCCGCAATGCGGTAACGATTATGAACCTGTATACAGAGAGCAACGAAACTGATAAGCTGGATTTGCTTGTGGGTATGTTGTACCGTCCGATAGTGATGAAACAACGGGAGCGGTTCTGTTCGGACCGGTTCTCCCTATATCGTGACAGGGTGAAGAAGATGCCGTTCCGACTCAAGTGGGGCGTGTATGCCTGGTTTTCTTACTTCTGTCAGTACCTGATGACCGGTACCTTTATCATTTCCGGACATGAAGTCAGCTTCAGCCGGCTGTTCGGCAAAGGGGGTGATTCCGATGCGGAATCTTTGGGGCTGTCTTCCATCCTGTTTTCCGTGTCCGAATCCGGTGTGTTCGGCAATGCTGACCAGGTGGACGATACGCAGCTGATGAAGGTGCTGATGAAGCTGCTGGACGATGCGATGAAGGCCGAGAATTTAGAGAAGGAACTTAAAAAGCGTAAACAATCATGATATTCAACAGAGATTCGAACGGTGCAGAAGAACTGCACTTGATTACAGGCAATTACTATGCGTCAAATGATTTCCTGCTGATTGAACAGGATATTAAGGATGCGACTGACGATGTGGCCCGGACTATCGGACGTCCGTTGATGGAGAAAGTGGATAAGGCATACAACGATATTTCCTTAGAGGAGTTGTCGGATGCGGAGACGTTGATACCCTTGGTTCAGCGACCGGTGGCGCTGCTGGCCTGTGTGCGGTTTTTCCGTCGGAATGACGTGTCACACGAGGACAGTGGCCGTAAGGTCAAGGTATCGACCGATGACTCTGAGAAAATACCCTGGGAGTGGCAGTTGGACCGGGATGATGCGGTACACATGGAGCAGTATTACCGCTCCATGGAGCGTCTCATCGCTTACCTGAATGATACGAAAAACAAGGATTGGCTGGAGACCGAATCGGTCAAGCTGGCCGGTACACTCATTATCCGGAGTGTGGATGCCTTCGAGCGGTATTTTCCCATCCAGTCCAGTGCAAGGCTCTACCTGCTGCTGGTACCCTTTATCCGTGAAGTACAGGTACGGGCAATACGCCCGGCATACGGAGCGGATAAATGGGCGGAATTGTTGAAGGATGCTTCCGTCCCGGAGACGGACACCCATTTCGCCGCTTGCAAGGCGACGGCATTGCTGGCCATGTCGCAGGCTATCCGGCGAATGCCGCTGCAGCTTATTCCGTCAGGGGTGATACGGGGCTATCTGGCCGAGAACGGTATGGGTGCTTCTGTTCCGGCGACACTCGATGAAGTGTCCCGGCTTTCTTCCTGGCTCGAGGCGGACGCTGCTGACTGGCTGGAGCGAATGAAGGTTTTTCGTGACGGTGATAGCGGCGACCTTGAGGTGCTTCCGAAAAATTGTAAACACAATAAATATTTTGTCACATGAGTTACATAATTTCCAAGCCGGAGGCTTCCGGATTTGCGGCGGCCCTGGCAGATTTCGTGATTGATTCCGACAAGACGGTCAGCTTCGAGGTTCAGTACAAGGGCAATTCCATCTTGTCTGAAGAATATGTACCCGATTCCTCCAACCAGATAGTGGTGCGTAAAATCGGAAAGTTCTGCAACAATGCCTTGTGGGGCAGTTGGCCGTCCGGTAACAGTACCGCACAGACCAACCAGTTCGGTACCTTCACCTTCCTGGTGGATGGACAGACGCATAGTTCATTGGTCGTATTCTCACGCACGGCACCGGCCCGGAGCCTGGCTGATACTCCTTTCCTTTCTTCCGCACAGGTCAAGGTGACCCGTCCGGATGTTCCCGAATGGGTTTCCGGTCTGTTCAACTCCGGAGAGACCGTAACCGTGAAATACAGCGATTCTTATGGTGAGATACATTCAGCAACTCTTTATACCCACTCAGGTAGCCAGGGGGTAGTAACACTCGACTGTAGCTACAGTCGGGTTAAATCCCTGTTGGGAGGCGGGCTGATGCTGGCTTACCAGGTAGTGCGGCAGAACGGTGGACTGATGACCTTCTGCGTGGACCATTCGGTCTATCCGCAGAAGTTCGTTTTCCGGGCCAAGAACAATTTTGATGTGCCGGAATCGGTTGTCTGTGTAGGACCCGTTGAACTGAAGGGTGGTGACAACTCTGAGACCGGCTACATGTTCGGTATCGAGCGCAAGTTTATCATCCGGCCGGACGATGAGTTTACTGCCAGTTCCGGATACCTCTTCATGCAATCGGAGTACCGCATCTGGAGGGATTTCCTCAATGCCCAGGAGGCACAGATACAGGTTGACGGTACCTGGTACGATATTATTATTACCAAACAGAATTACACCCGGACACTGCGGAACAACCGGCTGGACAGCGTGGAGTTCTCCTTCCGTTTCGCGGATCCGGACAACAACGGAATACTATGATAGATATTTTAGCCTTGAGAGAAAAAGTTTCAGAGATTGTTTCGCAGGTTAATGATAGGTCTGATAAACAAATTGATAGATGTATCCTGACTGTAGACAGTGCGCACCTGGTCAAGCAGCTGAAGAATGCTACCGGCATCAGCCTGGCCGTTACCTATCCGACGGCAAAAGCGGATGGATTGGAGGACAATTATTATGATAAAGAGAAATGTTTCCTGTTCGTATTGCAGAAGCTGTCACCCGGCAACAAGTCTGAAGAAGACCAGTTGCTCATGTATGCAGACCTTCAGCGGATCATGTTGTTAGTGCGTGATGTTATCCGAAACCGCTGGGATAGTTGTTATGAGATAATGCCTGAAGAGAGTTTCAACATTGAATGGGAGTACCAGGTGTTCGGAGAACATTGCGGGTTATCCATGTCGTTAGAGTTCAAGAGCTATGACAGAATTGCTGATTGACGGGGTACAGGTTGTTCTCCCCTCTGAATTTAGCGTGTCCGTAAAGCGGGAGAACCCGTTTTTTACCAAGAACGGAGAATACACGTATGAAATAACCTTGTCGCTGGTCAATCCCACCAACGCGGCTTTGTACGGTTTTCTCTCCCGTATCAATTCCGTGGCTGACATCAAGGAGAAGCGGTCTGCTGTGCTGATCGCAGACAACCGGGTGTATTGTAACGGTACCGAAGTCATTACCGGATGGACAGACAAGGAGGTGAATGTACAGATCGTGTCCGGTAACTCCGAACTGAATTATTTCATTGGGTCGGATGAGTTGATTTCTACTCTGACATCGATGCCGGAGTCTGACCCGATGAATACAGATAGAGGGGCCAGTTTCAACTACATCACGAAACGATATCCGGAGGTGGATTTCAACACCGTACCGATCTATGACTCCACCAACCAGGAGTGGCTGAACAACTGGACGATGCAGTACCGGGGAGGTGCCTTCCAGTGGAATAACCGCAACATGACTGAGGAGACAATGGTACCGCAGCCCTATCTGTGTGCCTATATCCGCGAAGTACTGAAGGCGTTGGGCTATACGCTTACTTATAATGCCATCGAAGATACTCCCTGGAGAGACACCTATATCGTACATGCCGAGCGTACCTGGAAATGGTGTCTCATGCTTCCCGGATGGACGGCAAAGGATTTTCTGACGGGAGTAGAGACTTTTTTTAACTGTACCTTCGTTATTGACTGCAAGAAAAAGGAGGCAAAACTCTATTTCAACAACGACTACATTCCTCAGATGACGGTTTCTCATGTCCGGCAGGTGATTGACGAATACACGGTGGAGTGCGAAGACGAAGAAGAGAATGTGGTTACTTCCGATGTCATGTACTCGTTACCGGATTCGACCTGGTATAAACTTCGCAACATTGCGGATGAAGTCTGGGAAGTGGCAAACCAGGAAACAATTACTAGTTCGGTTGATTCATTTTTTTCTAAGGAAGAAAACCGGAAGACTAATACGATTTTCTATGATACTTACCAGGACCGGTACCTGATGTATGTGACTGATGAGACAAATGGACTGGCTTATTACGAAACATTGCATCAGTTTGCAGCTTTGAAGAGAGAGAACGCAAAATCAGAGCTTGAACTTCCGTTTGCGCCTGCATCTTTTGAGACTCATCGAATATGGCAGATTGAAGAAAACAAACAATTGTTCATTTGCCTTCCTACAGTGGGCGGTGATACTGTAGAGGAGAACCCCGAATTTGACACACTGACCATTACCGAACTGGTAGATGAAGTGAAAGAAGAGACGGAGAGTAAAAAGAGCCTGTACCTGGCATTTTATTCAGGGTATAATGTGAACCAGATCGGTGTGATGCCTGCAAGTACTTACCCTCTCCCTTATTTTGACGAAACGGCTTCGACGTCTGATGGTGAAATTTTGGTATCGCAGGAGGGGGCTACATTAAGGATTCCTGTATTGGCTTCCAATTTTTATGATAATGTTTATGATATTGATACGGTTAATCCGATAGAGATAACGTCATACGACCCGAATCTCTTTGATACCTTGTCTGTATTCGAGATACACAACAAGTATTTTCTGTGCAAAGAGATTGAATACACCTTGACGGCCAAAGGGCGTGACCAGGCTTGGAAAGGGACTTTCTATCCGATAAAGTTGCTGGATGGAGAAACCGACAACCGGTGGATTCTTGCCGACGGAAAATGGCGGGATAATGGGGTTTGGCTGGATAACGGCCGATGGCTCGATGAGTGATTTATCGGGTGTCCGGTGTCCTTTTAAGGGGGCGGGCACCCGATTATTTTTGCTGCATAACTAATTTGTGGTAGCTATGGCATTGAAGATTGACCGCGTGCAGCTGGAGATTGTGATACAGCAGGATAAGGCACGGCAGCGCATGATCGAGCTGGAGTCAGAAATGAAGACGGCCCGAAGCGAACTGAACAAGATTAAGAAGCAGTTCGGAGAGAACAGCGTGGAATATAAGAAGCAGGCAGAACTGATCAAGAAACTGGTTGCCGAATACGATTCCCTCTATGAGGGTATCGGTCTGAATAACCTGTCGTTGAAGGAACTGCAGAACCGTCAGAAGGAACTGAACCAGATTCTGCGCAATCTGCCGGCCAGCAGTCCGTTGTTCAAGCAATACAATGCCCAGCTGAATGAGGTCAATGCCCGGATCCGGGAACTGAAGGGTACGGCTCAGGAAACGAAATTCTCTTTGTCCAAACTGGCCGATGAGTTCAACCGTTTCCAGACGCTTGGTGTGAGTGTTATCGCCACGTTGACCGGTATCGCACTCACCGCACGCGGGTGTGTCAATGACTATGCCGCCATGATGGAGGCACAGAGCCAGGTCACCAAATATACAGGAATGACCGCCGAACAGGTGGAACTGCTTAATGAGGATCTGAAGCGGATGGATACCCGTACCGCTCGTGAACAGCTCAATGCGTTGGCCGGTGATGCCGGCCGGTTGGGTATCCAGGCAAAGGATGAAGTGCTGGATTTTGTCGAAGCGGCCGACATGATCAATGTGGCCCTGGGTGAAGACCTGGGTGAAGACGCGACAAAGAATATCGGTAAACTGGCGCAGATGTTTGGTGATGCCGAACGGTCACTCAAGGACAACATGCTGGCCATCGGGTCGGCAGTCAACTCCGTTGCACAGAACTCATCTGCAGCTGAACCGTACCTGGTGAACTTCACCGCCCGCATGGGTGGCGTGGCCAAGCAGGCACGGCTGAGCGTTACCGATGTGATGGGATTCGCTTCGGCATTAGACCAGAACATGCTGCGTTCGGAAATGGCTTCTACCGCTCTGCAAGGATTGATTCTGAAGATATACCAGGAACCGGCGGAATATGCCAGATTGGCCGGTATGGATGTGGAAAAATTCGTTGATTTGATAGAGACGGATTGCAACGAAGCGATTCTGGCATTTCTGTCTAATCTGGGACAAATGGGTGGCATGGAGAAGATGGCTCCCATCCTGGATAAAATGAAGCTGTCCGGTGCCGAAGCTGCAGGAGTTATCTCCACCTTGGCTTCCAATGTCGCTACCATCCGCAAGGAACAGGATCAGGCCAATACCGCTTTCGTGGAGGGTACTTCCATTGTCGATGAGTTCAATGTGCAGAACAATACTGTACAGGCCGGGCTTGACAAAGCTAAAAAGACTCTGATGGACTTGCGGGTGGAGCTGGGCGAAGAACTGCTCCCGGTCATGAAATACATGATATCTACCGGTACCTTAACTGTAAAAGGATTGAAACAGATTGTGTCGATATTCCTGTCGTACAAATCTACGATTGCCACCGTGGCTCTGGCTGTTGTCGGATATACTGCAGCAGTAAATGCTTCTGTCATTGTTGACAAAGCAAAAGTCTTGTGGACCGGCCGTATCGTTACCTCGTTACGTACTTTGTATACGGTAATGAAAGCGAATCCCTGGGCAACTGTAATTACTTTAGCGACAACTGCAGTTGCCTTGTATAAGGATATAACACGTCAGACGGATAAACTGAGCGTATCACAACGTAATTTGAACGATATACAGACACAGGCAACCCGGAATGTAGAAGCCGAAAAACAGCAGATCACATCGCTGTTGGCCATCGCACAGGACGAAACGGCCAGCAAATTAAGACGTGAAGCTGCTATCAGGAAACTGAATGAATTATCTCCAGAATATCTGGGGAATCTTAGTCTTGAAAAAATTAAGACAGAAGAAGCGGCAAAGGCTGTTAAAGCGTATGTCGATACCTTGCTCATTAAGCAGAATATCGAAGCCGCAAATCAGAAAAAGAATCAGATTCTGGAACAGAGACAGAATATTGCCAACAACGGGCTTGACAAAGGATTCTGGGAGGGTGCCTGGGATGGTGTCGTATTGGGCACGGCTAAGGTTGTCCGTTCCGTAACCAAGGGATCTCACGGCATGTTGGATTCCTGGTCTAAACAGACTATTAAGGATATTAAGAACGAGGCTCACGTAATCGTATCAGAACTTGACAAACAGGTGGCGGACATCGACAAGTACATCGAAGAACAAACTGGTAAGCTAATCACGGCAGAGACAGAAGTCTCCGGGACTAAAGCGGGTAGCGGTACAGGTGGTACAGAAGTGGATGAAGAAGCTATCAAGAAGAAATTCCAGGCAGAGACGGATACCATGGAACAAGCTATGCGCGAGGAGCAGAATGAGCTGAAGCAGCTGAGACAGCTTGGACTTTTGGATGAAGAGGAGTATCAGGAAGAAATGTATCTGCTGCAGCTTGAATACCTGGGTAAGCGTAAAGCGCTTTATGCTAATTACAAAAAGGATTATTCTGCTATCGACGGACAGATTCTGGACTTGATGATCGAGCGGTCAAACCAGGTATACGACAAGAGTAAGACAAAAGAAATTAAAGAGACGCCAGAACCTCGTGAGGAGACTGTCGATGAAGATACCTATCTCGTAGATAAATTTAAAAAGAGCATTGAAGGGCGGTTGGCTATCCTGGAAGATTATCATGCACGTGGACTGATATCTGAAGAAGAATATCAGGACAAGCTGCTGGAGATTGAAAAAGAAAAGGCCGAAGAACGCAAACAGATCCAGGATGGAGTACTGCAGACCTTCCAAAGTGCGGTATCTGCCGTCAGCGACCTCATGCAGGCGATGGAGGATGCAGAGGTAAGCAAGGTGGAGCGTTCCTGGGATAAGAAAATCAAGGCTGCACAAAAGGCCGGAAAAGATACAACGGAACTGGAGGAGCAGAAGGAAGCTGCCGTCAACGAGGTGAAAAAGAAATACGCGGACAAACAGTTTGCACTGTCTGTCTTGCAGGTTACTTCTTCTACTGCCGTGGCCGCGATGAGGGCATACGAAGCTATGGCCGGTATCCCAATTGTCGGTCCCGCGCTGGGAGCAGCTGCAGCAGCTGCAGCTGTCGTTGCAGGAGCTGCTCAGATTGCGGTGGCCAAGCAGCAGCGAGACGAAGCGAAGGGTCTGTATGAGGGCGGTTATTCGCAGGATTATGTCGAAGGATATACTGCAAAAGGTGATTCCAAGGATGTGGCCGGAGTGATTCCGGTACACAAGAATGAGTTCGTTGCCAACCATGAGAGCGTCCAGAACCCGCACGTCCGGCAGTTCCTCGATGTATTCGACATGGCACAGCGTAACGGTACCATCCGTATGCTTGATACGACACAGATACTTGAGCAGGTGCGTACACGTGCCGGTAAATACAGTGGTGGATATACAAGCGGTGACAGTACAGACTTGGGGGGTACTTCCTTACCGGTTGACAACCGGATCATCGGGTTCCTGCAGCGGATTGTGGCGCTGCTGCAGGAGGGTAACGGTTCGTTGTCCAAACTGGCCGGTAAGGACCTGGTGGTCGATGTTCGGGCAGTCAGAGACGGTATCAGGAGGGTTGAAAAGATAGAGGCAAACGCATCACGTTGATGTCCTTTTCATTGCGGAACAATTCGGTTAGATTTGCGGTATAGGATATTTCAAAAACTCGTACAGCTATGAATTATCAGAGACGCATGAATGTCCAGCTTTGGACCGCCTTTATCATGGCGATGACAGGTATCGCTTTGTTGATGATGGGATTCTGGACAGACCCTACTGGTGAGATTGATCATTCCGTTCTGGTCGCTTTTGGTGAGATATGTACCTTTTCCGGAGCACTGTTCGGTGTTGATTATACGTATAAATACAAAAAGTATTACTCTAAAAAAAATATGGAAAATGGTAGTGACAAAAGAACAACTGAGTAAAATGATGCCATTCGCGACTAAAGCGAACATCAATAAGTATTATAATCCCCTGGTCGAAACTATGGAGAATTTTCAAATTGATACTCCGATTCGGATTGCTCATTTCATCGCTCAGCTGGCTCATGAAAGCGGATCACTCCGATATGTTCGTGAGCTGGCATCCGGCGAAGCGTATGACACCGGAAAACTGGCCGAGAGCCTGGGTAATACCCCGGAGAAGGACGGAGACGGACAGAAATACAAGGGCCGTGGACTTATTCAGTTGACAGGGCTGAACAATTACAAGGCTTTCGATGAGTTCCTGGATGGCGAGTATGACTTGTTGGAGCATCCCGAACGGGTCGAAACACCGTTGCTGGCATGTATGTCTGCAGGATGGTTCTGGCACACCCGTGACCTGAATACCTGGGCGGACAAAGATGATATTGTCAAGGTGACGAAGATCATCAACGGCGGACGAAACGGGCTGCAGGACCGGATGGACATTCTGAACCGATGCAAGATTGTGCTCGGAATAAACGGATAGCCTATGAGACTTTTGCGAATAAAAAGTGAGAATATCATCCTGGCCGTATGCCTGGCGTTTGTGGTGATCGTCCTGATCGGACTGATACTGCAATCCTGTAGAGCCACATCATACCAGTTGAAAAGTGAGAGGATGACGCAGGAGAATACGACGAAAACGGAGATTGACGATAGTCTGGCCCTACAGGAATTTATCAGACGAATGCAATCTAAGACATTTCTTCGTATGTATAAATTCGTCCCCATCCAGGACAGTACCGGCCAGGTGGTCGGTAACCGGCTGGATGAGGTGATGGAGACCGGTAGTTGCTCCGGAGTGGAGGAGGAGACCCGCAATCTTGTGCATGATGTACAAGCGGCCGACTCCACTTCCGACCGGTCGAGTGAAGAAAAGATCGAGCAGCAGATTGAAAAGGAACCTCCGAACACTGGATGGGGTATATTAAAATACTTACTCATATTACCCATTGTTGCCATCGGTTTTTGGGCTGCTAAAAAATGGTTCACAAAATTTCTATTTTGAGTGTTTGCTAGTTTTTGTCCGAAACCGCCCGTCTGCGAAGATAGGCGGTTTTTTTGTGTCCTTTTCTTTCCTTATGGATACATATATCTTCGCTGTATGACAGTATACGACGCAATAAAAGAGATGCACCGGCTGACGAAACAGAATGTTCCTTTTTCTTTTTCGTTCATGAGTTACAGCTATACCCGCGACACCAGCCACGGGATTGTGACTGTTTTACGTGCTGTGTTGCTCCCCGGTAACTTAAAGGACAGAAACTCTTTTAACGACTATATGCTGCGATACCGAGACCTGGATACCTACGAGGAGAAAAGCTGCTGGCAGCTGCTCCTGCTGACGTTTAACGGAAAGGATTTGACGCTATGAGTGAAGAGCTGGATGATATCGTAAAAGAAGAAGGGCTGGAATTTGATACCAGTTTCGAGGATATTACGCCCTGGAATGGCGCGAATGACACCGGACGCGATGTGCGGTTGAAGTGGATGCGTAACTTTGAGAAGATACGGAAGAATTTCGAAGATCTTTTTGAAAAGGTAATAAGTGGTATAGATGATAGATATCTGCATAAAGACCGGCCGGATCAGACAGAATTTCTCGTGAAGTTCCTGAAAGGACTTGAGGCAGGGCTGTATACTGAAGGAGGTAAGGACGGTTCGAAACTTCATGCCGACGGCCTAGCAGAACTTGGCAGACTGCAGGTGAATGGGGATTCGGAGTTTCGGGGCAATTTGTCATCAAAGGAGTTTATTTCAGGGTTCCTGACCGGTAAGGGATGGGCGATACAACTGAAGAAGGTGCTGAACGCAGCAGGAGTTGAAGAGGATAAGTATGTTGCTGAATTTGACAACCTGATTATACGTGGGACACTTCGTGTTTATGAGTTTATAGTATCTCAACTCCTTGGTGAAAATGATAACCGCATCTTCACGGCCATGCTGGAGGTAGACCATTACGACAAGTCTTCGGGCAAGGTTTATCTGGACACACAGGATGGTAAGTTCTACAATCCGTTCCGGGTTGATGACTATATCATGGTGCAGCAGTACAACGGTATGCCGTCTGAGGAGAACAACTTTTATGTGACAAAGCAGTATGAGCTTATCGTGACCGAAGTAGGGATGGAGAATGAACTGGCATGGGTGAAATTTAAAGATTTTACTACCACGATGGATGGCGGCAATGCAGAATCGCTCATAGCCAAAAAGGATACTTTTGTCCGGATAGATAACCTTTCAGACCCGGACCGTAAAGGTATCATACAGATGATGACGGTGGGTTCAAATACGCCGTACATGGATGTGGCATACGGGCTGAAAACAGACCCGGACAATGCGCTGAAGGTACGTATCGGAAAACTGGAGGGTATCTATAATTCCTTGTTCGGATGGTTGAAGGGCTACGGGGCTTATTTGCTGAATGTATATGCAATCGGGTCATACCGGCAACGTGTGACGGGCGAAGACCTGTATACGAAGATAGAAATGCTGAAGGAGCAGTTCCTGACTGAGTTCAAGTCACAATACTACACGCTTACTGATGAAGACAACTTCTTGAAGAATACAGCATTTACGGCTGACATGCAATACTGGACTGTGACGAACAATATACAGTTCTTTAAAATAGGAGGAGTACCGCTTTATCTGAACCGTAACCTCATCACATCTAAAATCGGTGTAGCGCAGGTAGAGGAATACAACGGAAAGAAGATGTTGCACCTGAACAATAATACGGTAAAACAGCTGAATAAGGATATACGCAAGCCGGGTACACACAAGGAATATGTGACGGATGATGATACCGGTTCCGGGGCTTATAAGGAAGTGAAAGATACACTTTATCTGTATCTGCGTTTTTACGCACGAACTTCCGGTAGGCTTACCATTGGTTTCCCTGCCTCTTCACAGGAAGAGGGCGCTCTGCCTTACACTGAAATAGACATCGATGAAGATGCGGAAATGCAGGTTATGCAGTGGCAGGGAACCTGGGATTCTGCTGGAGATTTTGTACTGGGATATACAGGTGACATGTATGTTTCGTTGCTATCTCTTACAACTGAGCCGCTGGACAATTTCAAGGTCGAGACATCCACACGGTTTGAGCAGACCAGCAGGTATATCCTATTCGTAGGCGAAAAGGTGGATGAAGCGAACAAAAGCATAACAGAATTGGGCCTGCGGATTGATGCGGCAGAAGAACAGATATTGCTTTATGCCGATAAAATTGACGAAGCAAATCAGGAGATAACGAAGTTAGGGTTACGGATTGATGCTGCCGATGAACAGATAATTCTATATGCGGAGAAGTTATCTGACACTGAAGATAAATTAGCCAAATTGGAACTTTCTGTTGATGGAATTACAAGTACAGTTGCCGACGGTGACACGATTGTTTCTACCATAAACCAGACGGCTACGACTGTGGCAATCAAGGCTGAACGAATCAATCTGAACGGATATGTATCGGCTAACCGTTCTTTTGCTGTAGAAGTTGACGGAACAATCAATCTGGGCGGATTTACCGTTGACGATGGTCGATTTATCTGGGAACAGCATGACTATTTCGGTGGTATATCTCGCGGATTGAAACTGGGTTATAGCAATTACGATGACGAAGGAGTCATTGACGTGAGATTTAATCCTTCCACATTTGGCGTATTTGGTATCAAGATTGCGGGTGGGGCTCCGGGTGGAGCCTGCATTTACGCGAATTCGAAGACAACTGGACAGGACTATACTTCTCTACTACCTTCTGGTATGTCGTATGCTGGTTACTTCAAGGGGCCTGTGGTAGCTCGTGACACGGACTATGGATTCAGTTCCGATGTGATTGCCGGATCTGAGATAAGGGCTATCACAGGCTGGAACAGCAACGGTACTTATACTTATCTCAGAGGTATATCTTTCGATTCTACATACGATCTTGACGACGTGCGTTTTACCGTACGAAACGGACTGATTGTGGCTTTACATAAAGACAATGGTGAAATTATAATACAAGGATAAAGCATTATGAAGATAGATTTTACAAAACTGTCTGTAGAGACAAGTTACGACAAGTTTGAAAATATAGATGTGACAAAGAACCTGGCAAATCTCATCCATCGTTGCACAACCGACTATGGATTGGATGATTGGGGCCGTGAACTGTATTATTCGGATGGAGAAATCGAGGTGCCTGAAAAATACATTCCGGCTGTTCTTCAGTTTGTAGACGGATCTACATTCCTGGCATGTGTCAAGGTGGCTATTAAAAAAGTATTAACCGATAAAAAATAAAGCTATGGAACAGGTATCTAACAATTCTACAACTAATTACACCGACAAGGTGGGCGAAATAGATGTTACAATACGTAAGATTGTAACGACACGTAATGTGACCGTTTTTATTACATTCCGCAAAGGAGAGGCGACGGTATGTAATTTCGTGTACGACAAGACAGGTAATTATGCGACCGCTTCGATGAAGGATTTTTCAGCCTTGTCTGCACAGGAGGTATCAGATATTTATAGTAAAATAACCGAGCTGCTTGGCTCATTGATATTTGAAGAATCATGACACGTGAAGAGGAACTCAATTGGATTGTAGCACAGATTACTCCGCGTGTGCAGGAAATCATACAGTCGTCGTCTGTAAGCCCGGACGAGATAGAAACAAGCCTTGACATTGAAGGTATTAACAGCCTGCCGGCGATCAAAAAGGCGGGAGGCATCGAGAAGGTGGTCCTTGTACCTCTCTCTAAAATCATGCTGGGTGCCGAAGTTGCCGGACTGGGTGAAATTAATGACAGGCTGGACGAAATGGAATCACGGATTAAGGTGGTCAAATCAACGACAAAAGTGAATATATGAGACGGATACGCAAAGGTAAGGATATACTGGTTCAGATTCATTTGCTTACGAACGGTGAACAGGTATCCCTTGAAGGTCGGGATATAAAAGTGATTCTGGTTACTCCGTTGCGTAGCAGGATGGAGATGCAGTTCTCAGTGGAAAGTAATATCGTTCAGTTCCGTTTCAAGGGAACAGAACAGAGAATGTTAGGTAAATATATTGTTACGGTATGGGAAAACTATGGCAAGGAAGGTCAGACGGCCGTCGATTTCTGGGCGTTTCATCTGGTTCCAGATACGTTCTCGGAGGGCGGAAAAGACGATGAAGGAGTAGACACCGAAACGGTTGATATTTCTGGAACAATCGAATCCGGTGTTAAAGGTCTGTCTGCTTATGAAGTGGCGGTAGAAAATGGATATGAAGGTACGGTCGATGAGTGGCTTGAATCCCTGCATGGGAAACCGCTTACCTACGATGACCTGACGCCGGAACAGATAGAGGAATTACAGAAACCGGCAAAGGATATTTCAGCAAAGGCCGAAGAAGCCTTATCCTTATTGCCTGTTGTTAAAATTATAACTGAAACGAACAAAGTAAAAATTTAGAATTATGGCATCAAACATAGTGCAGCATTACGATAAATCTGGTAATGAAGTATACCCTATCACGACATCGTTAGCGGTCGGAATGAGCGACGGAAAAGGTAACCTTGATGAGAAACTAGCCGAATTGTCCACAAATATTTTAAAAATCAAGGACGAGGCCACCGTCATATTCTTGAACAACCAATACATTAACAAAATAAATGTAAATGCCGATTTTACGACAAAAGGGATATGGATAAATACAAGCGGTGTTGAGATGAGCTTGGCGGCAGGACTAACATCCAAATATATAGATGTTACAGGATTTACTACTGTATATTTCCCCGGATATGCTTATGGAGGCACGATAGCTGGTTATAATGAAAACTTCAAGTTCGTAAGTATGATAACTAGTTCCAATGGTGCATACAATATTGGGGAAGGCATAAGGTACATAAGGCTATCGCTTCAGAATAGCAATCAAAATGCTAAAATCTTTCTTTACACTGACAAAAATTATGTTGCCGATATTCTATATAATTCAACTGTATATCCGTATGGTGTGACCTATTCGGAAATAACGCATGACAAGGCCATTGAACAAAACACGCAAGACATTGAAGCTAATTCCAATGAAATCAGTTCGCTTAATAATATGATTCAAATGGTTGTTCCTCCGGACTCGATAGGTGACAAAGAGTCTATCGTCGTAGGTGGCAACTTGGATGACACTAATAACTTGGGTATAGCAAGCAATAGAATATCCGATGTGTCAGATCCGTTTCTAGTAGCTGATAAAATCAACAAAATGATGGTGCCAAACACAGACTATTCGTCGGATTCAGGCTATTCTGTTAGCGGCTTTATACAAAGCACAGATGTTGGTAATATTATCAAGTCCAATCTAAACAAGTTTACCAGATTCGAAGCATACATTTACTGCAAAGAACAGAATTTTGAAGGAGTAAAATTTGTGTTCTATTCAGGTAGAGGACAGGTTCAGGGCGTGACAAAACTTAATGCGGAAGGCACAACAAGCTCGTCTGTGAAAAAATATGCTGTCTTGTTGGATAACTCTATCCTTCAAGAATCTGATTATCTGTATTTCAATACCACAATTAAAGGGCTGGAACAATATACTGAAAGGACGGATTTTGGCATAACCGGATTTAAGGTGGCCCTCTTTGATTCGTTGGAAGAGGCAAAAGATGGAACCATAAAAGGCGACTGGGTTAAGATTGGTGGGCAGGAATCCATATCCATCGAAGACGTGAAAGACGAAATCAAGGCGGAACAATATGGCGAGTATGGGAAAGAATACAATAATGTCAAACTGAACCAAGATAAGATAGGCATTGCGATTAGACTGCTTAAAACCGAAAGTAAGCCTAAATTGACTAACCAATACAACCGTGTGGTGGTGTCGTTCAATGGCGACTCCATCATCGGCGCGCAACTTGATGACATCACGCATTCTTCCGGATATGATGTGGGGGATTTTCCGCCTAACATGTCTAAACTTATAATGGCACGTATGTTTTGGGAGAAATACCGTTTCGCCAATGAAGATGTTATCTTCAGAAATCTAATTCATTCTGATTGGGTTAAAACAGGATTCGCGGTTTCTAACGGGAAAGGCGATAAATCGCAGACGTTTAACGAAATTGAAGTGTACGGATGTGCAGAGGGGGATTCGGCTGAGATAACCATTTCCGGACAAACTTATGTGAAGTTTGTGTGGTCGGAATATAAGGGCAAACCTTATTCTTTCGACATCATGCAAACGGAAAACAATGGGACGGAAACTAAATTGACTACGATAGAGGTGACGGCTGAAAGAAGGCTAATGACGGCATATCTGATTAAAAGGTTGAATAATGAAAGCACATACAAATTCAAAATCGTTCCGACATCGGGATATTCGGACGTATGTTTTTGGGGCATTGAAGCGTGGAATAATCCCCGGCTGGACGTAGTGGTTGAAGCGTTCAGCGGTTCCATTGCTCGTTTGAACAAGAACAATCTCTTGGACGGGTATTATTCAGACTTCCACAAGCCGGCTATGCTTATATCGGACATGTTGATTATCAACGACACTTCTTATGTAAACGGCTCAGATTATACGGTTGACCAATGGATGAATGACAATGCGGCACTGTACCATCATCTGAAAGAAAACGGTGTGCCGACATTAATCGTCATCCCGCATTGCCCGTTCAGCTCTTTCCTCACGGAATCAGCCGAAGAATTGGTAAAGATGCACGGGCTTGCCTATATAAACATCCCGCTGAAGCAGAAACTGGATGCGCCGGCACAGAGTATCGTCAACGGAACGGATGGTCTTCACTTGTCAAATTATGGGCAGACATATTACTTCGAAGAACTGGAAAGGATATTTGATAATTATGCCCCCTAGTTCGGTCAGTTTTTAATGATTAAAAATAGGATCTCCCCGGCTGGCGAGTCGGGGATTTTTTATGACTGATTTTGTACAAACATAAATATTTTAATTTTGCACACAAAAACATTTGCAATTATTTTGCAAATATAAATATTTGCAGTGTCAAACAATAACTAATAAGTCAAACAATTAAAATTAAGGATTATGAAACTGAAAGGTATTAAGAAAACAGTTAGTGTATTAAAGAACTCATCTTTCGCAAGAATTTATGTAAATACCCAAACAGGTAACGTTTTTGCTGTTCAGTATACAGATTGTAACAGCTATACACAGTTCGATTCCCCCAATATAGAACATGTTTGTCGTTTTAACTGTCGTTTCGATAACCCGACAATGAAGTGGGTTGAGAGCGAGGTTAACCAGAGACTCTACGAGCTTGGTTTCGAGAAATAAATAATTAGGCTGCGCTATCGGCCATACGGGCAATGTCAAACAACAAGGTCAAATAAATAAGAGAATATTATGGAAAAGTATATTATAAGAGCATTGGACGTTTTTAAATGCGAAATACGAAACTGGTATAAAGACTTTGACAACACAGATGATGCCGTAAAATATGCTAAGGAAGTCCTTAAGGGGACGAGAGATTATGCTTATATTCAGGTTTCTAATGGTAATGATGAGATTCTGATTAAGACCAGGAAGCATGTATTCTAATCGAAGCCTATGTATACAAGCAGCATGACAGTAGAGGATATGGTGAGGGAGTTCAGCAACGAACTTCCTCAGATGATTGAGGTTTGCGATTCAAAACAACCTCATGTCGACCGGATTATCCTCAAGAGCAAGACTATGCCCGTATATGTCCATACGTCATACACCAGCAAAAAAGGAAATGTATGTCTTATATTGTGGGAGGCAAAGAACAAGAAGTATGTAGGGGACAATTCTTTGGTTACACTTGTGTCTGTGATGCACATGCCGACAGGCAGGTATGCCATCATGTGGTCTACTGTCAACGGTGTACCGCTGTATACTATCTTCACACCTCATTTCTTCTCACGATTCGCCCAGCGTGCCGGTATACAACTATCCGGGGTTGACCTTATCAGACGGTACTTCAAGTTGAACCACAGCTTCGGGTACAACGAGAGCCGGGAAGTCTTCGACGGAAAGGAGAAGACAAACATATACGGTTCTACTGAAGAGGGAATCGCATTGGGTGTAAAACTGTACACTGAGAGCAATGTTTTCCTTTTCAGAACCTTCATCACCTACGACATGTGCAAAGGTGAACAGATAGAGGACTTTGCTAGAGCGGACGAAATACGAAGAGAATTACATGACGATTTAACTAAAATAATAGAATAATATGGCAGCAAAAGAGACTAAGACGGTAACGCTTCGCTTACCGGTGGAAATGGTGGAATACCTAACCAGAAATGATGACAGCATCAACCAGGCGATTATAAATGAAATCAGTAATGCCAGGCAGATGAAGCTCATTGCAATGATTGAATTGAAAGGAATATTTTCAAAAAACGAATGGATATTTTTCGCTGATTCTTTCAACGGCACTTTGTATGAGGATTTTATGTGTGGTAATGTGAATATATTCATTGCAGGTATTGAGGATGCGGAGAGATACGAGAATAAGGCAACAATGCATAAGGTTGACTTGAAAGAATTGATTGCTAAGTTAAAAAAACTGCATGGAGCTAACATCAACGCCATTTATGAGAGAATTAATGACTATTGGGAGAATTACGAGAAGATTGATATAGAAAAATGGGCAGATTTTTAATAGAAAAGGCAGGGAGTCACCCCTGCCTTTTTGTTGTGTCAAACAATTCTAATCTGTCAAAGCCAAATTAAGAATCGGTGCAAAGATACAAAAATCAGATATTAACGCGATAAAAATCGAGAAAAATACGAATGCTCTTCGCCAAGGCACCGATTGGTATCGAAGAATGATCTCTATCAACCAGGAACTGTAGACAGTCTGACAAGTCTTGTGCCATATCGAGGCAAGTTTCTCCGGTCAACTCATACTTGTTAATTACATCGTAGAGAGAGATTGTATCAATCTCTACTTTTTTTCTTGTTTCTCTGTTTTTGATAATTGTTTTATCCATATTTTTTACGTTAGTGTTAAAGTTCACCAACGTAATTCTTTATCAGGTCATTCGCTTCTTGAATATCATGCGGAGTATAGATATCAGTCATTAATATGCTGCTGTGACGTGCCTGATCGCGAACGGATAATACATCATAATGTCTCAGCATGTTAGTTATACCTGTGTCTTTCAACGAGTAGAATTTGTACGATTCCGGGAAATTCAGATCTTTCCGGACATGACGTGCCCACCAGTCACGGAATATCTTTTCTGATACCTGTTCCTTTCCAGGAATGAAACCTGTAGAAAACAGGTAATAGTGGGATGGGTAGTTGAATATTCCTAAATCCAACATCAAATGAATGACCTTGGCCGGCAGGGTAATAGTACCATCTTTACGGTTCTTTGAGATTTTATCCTCGACAAATATCGTCTGTTTGATTAAAGATATGTTCCCGATTGTCAACCTGGCCATCTCTGCCGGCCGTATGAAGCAGTAGTATAAAATGTAGCAGGCCAACAAAAAATGTTTATTCTTATGTTCCAGGTATTCGTTAAGCTGATTGAGGTGATGTTGCTCGATGATGGTTCTGCCTTTTTTCTTGAATTTACGCCCTAAAATGCTTATGCCTTCAGTAGGGTTAGTCTTCAGATAATTTTTCCCAACGCAGTATTGGCTGAATTGGCGAAGGAATGACAGATAATTGTCCCTCGTATAAGCTGTGTTGTCACGGTTGATATATACTTCATCGAGTAGTTCCAGACAGAAATCCTTGTCGAATTGATAGATGTAGGTGATAGGCACCCGTTTCATCAGGTTGAACTCAATCATGTTTTTGAGAAATGAGATTAAGGATTTGTGTGTTTCATATCGGTAAGTACCGTCACGTAACAGTTTGTCGATGTAATTACGATACCGGTCTGTGACCTCGGAAAACAGCATATAAGCGGTTCCGTTTTCTTTCTCAATCCAAGGATTCCAACCCATCGCCAATTTTTCAGCGAGACGGTTGATAAAATCTTTTGCATATTTCCGACGCTGACCGGCCGGAATGGAGTTCAGCTTAATTTTTTTCCGCTTCATCTTCCCCTCAACCGGGTCGAAAGCATAGAAATCGATATAAAATTCTTTCCCGGAGTGAAGAACTGGTGGTGTATATCTCCGGATTTCTTGCAGTGTTGGCATTTTTTTTTTGGCGAAATTAAAGTTCAACACCTCAATTACACCAAAAATGTTAATAACTGTATATAAATGAGCCGTCCCGATTTCGTCCCGGCTCGTTTAAAAGATTAAAGGTAACTACCTGTTTTACAGATAATTACCTTATTCTCAGTCGGGGTGACTGGATTCGAACCAGCGACCACACGCCCCCCAGACGCGTACTCTAACGTCTGTATGTCATTGAAAATCAATGCTATCTCTTTTCTTCTTGTTTCTTGGTTGACTTTCTGGTTGACTTTTACAGCCAATAATCAAGAATGGTTAGTAATGAAGTTAAAAATCTCTTTTTAAGTTACTTGTGTGCAAGTAGCTCTTGTACAAAGATAGGCATTCTTGAAATGAAGAACAAACTTGTAGTCTTATAATATGAATTGTAACATGAAGATATTTAAAGGTTTAGAACTATATTATATTGCTTCTTTCTGTAATTGTTTGACTTTTTCCTTATTTCCCTATTTTAGATATGCTACAACATTTTATTTATTGGGGTTTATAATCTGGATATTTCCTTAAAATGTAGTAGCTCTATAAAAGAAAAGCAGCATAAGAGTTTTTAGGCTCAAATG